AAATCTAAGTGTGCCGTATCGCCATTTATCATCAACAGCATCACTAGATACGCGCAGTGCAAGTTGTCTACCTCGTATACGTGTATCTTTTTTAGTTGTTGTTGTTTCTATTTCAAATGGTCCATGTGTTCTTTGTGTAGTGCTTGGATAAGGACGAGATTTAATTGTTAAATCTACGTTGCCAATTTGATTTTTAAAGTCAGGTATAAATCTAGATATAGATATAAATTGATCACCATCAGCAATATCAATATCACCTGATTCAATGTGACAATTCATAGCAGAACCGTCATCATTAACCCCTTCTTCGTGTGCATACACAAATGTACGTCCTTCTTTAACACCGTTAATAGTAGATATAGTTGCAGTTGTATCATCAGAATCAAATTCTGCTGCGTAAGGATTAGAGTATACACCACGGTCTGCCCATGAGCTACGTGCTAATGTTCCTACATACCACAATTTTTCTGCATAATTATATGTAACATGTCTATCTATTTGTAATGAATTTTTAGAAGGATAAAACCAAATAACTTCGTTAAAATCTGTGTTAGATGCACAAAATACATCTCCAAGTGCGTTTGTATTAATGTCATCAAAAACATAATCTTGTACACTACAAGCTATTTTTTTAACTGCACCATCAAATTGGAAAAAAGAATCATTGCCCATCCAAAATGATATACCACTAACATCTATTGCAGTATGTATTCCCACAGCACCACAGTTAGATCCAAGTTGTTTAAAACCAAAAGTAAATGGTGGGCCAATAAATTGCATTTGATACAAAGCAGTATCAGTGTATACAAGTATAGCACCTCTACTTCTTATTGCTGTGTTAATTTGATTACCGTCTGTAAGTCTTTGTGATCCTGCAGTGTTTGTTGCTGTTGGTGTCCAATCACTAGTAGATTCTTGATCAGACCAACGTATAAACATGTTGTCTTGTGTTGAGGATGTGCCTATTGTTGTTTCTGTGCCAAGGCAAATAACGTGTCTGTCATCACCAGATACTAACATAAATCTTGATTTAGTTGGTGCACCAGAAATATTTGTTCTAGCTGCTAAATTACTTGATAGCCCACCTGATGTATCCCAATAATAAATACTGCCATTAAATTGTTGTGCTAACACATCTTCACCCCAGTTGTCTAAAGCCCATTTACCAGATTGTAATAAAACACCATCGGCACCAGTTAACCCTTCACGAGATGTGTCCCACGTAGATGCGTTCCACGTACCAGCACCCCATCCATATCCATAGATAGATGTAGGCAATCCTGTATTTATTTGATAAGTAGCGTTGGCTGTTGCACCTGTCGTTGAAGATGTTGCAGCACCTCCTGCTACTATTGTATAAGTATTTGCACTTGGAACTGTTTGTATTTCAAATTCACCTTGCAAGTTAGCTTGTGATATACCACCCACAGCACCACTTACACTAGCAATAGTTACAAAGTCACCTATTAAAGCGCCATGCTCTGCATCAGTTACAATAACAGAAGTAGATTCATCTGTTGTTTCAAACTGTGTTATGTTACCTGTGCCTGTGGCACGTGTTGGTGTAATGTCTGCGTAACTACCTTCTGAATATGCATACAATTTTTTATTTGTACCATACACAGCATAGTTTACACCTTTAAGATCTGAATAAGTTAAGATAGCACGCGTTGCGCCAAGCAAAGCATCACTGGTTACCTTTACCCAACCGCCTATTTTTTCTGGTTGACCGTAACGAAAACGAACATTATCTCCGTCCACCCATCTACCTTCTGCACCGTATTCGGTATTTTGTTTATCTATACCAGGTGCTATTTGTAATTTAGTTAGTGGCATAATATGGTATCCAAAAATCTGTTCCGTTAATGTTTACTCTGATATGCCCTGTTAAAGATCCTACACTTGTATCTGTTGTTAAACTTTTTGTTTGATCTGATGCAGTCGTACCATCAAATCTAATAAACTCTTGATCCGTGTCATCTTGATCTAATGTCAAACAAGCTATTGCTGCTGAAGTGTTTGCTTGACTAATAGTTACAAGCGCACTTGTTGGAGAATCTGTTCCAAAACCAATTTTATCTGCTGAACCATCAATAAATAAAGCGTGAGTTAAAGCATCTGTTTCTGCTCTAAAATCAACAGCGGCATGGGAATCATTAAATGTAAACCCACCACCATCAAAATCAATTGCACCAGTGGCTTTTACACCGCCGACAACATGTAATTCTGTAGAAGGTGAATTTGTTTTAATACCAATACGATCGTTACCTGCATCACTAAAAAATAAATTTGCATCACCGTTACCTTCTATTCTAAAATCAACGTCTGCACTTGATTCATTAAATATAAACGTGCCACCATCAAGTGATGTATTACCATTTACTGTTAATGTTCCGTTAGCTTTAAGATTACCTGCATCAGCTAAAACATCAAACATTGTAGATCCATCAGAATATAAAATATGTTTTGCTCCTGATACTAAATTTGTTGCAGTACCACCAGCAGGTTTAAACCCTAAAGTGTAAGTGCTCATGCTTGCTGCATTGTCTACAATGTACCATGTTTCTACAGCTTCAGATTGTATGGTTGTGTTACCAGATAAGGTTCCTGTTAATTTAATTATAGCATTACTTTGTTCGTCTGTTGTAGAACCGTCAGTTGCTGTTAAAGAATCTGTTGTGCTAGCAATAGCTACAGATACATAACCTTTAACGGCTGATTCTAATTTTTGTAAATTGTTATTTGTTTTAGTACCCCAAGCACCTGAGTTTTCACCAGTTGCTTGTAATTCTAAATTTAATGAACTTGAATATGTTGATGCCATTTATCCTCCTTAACCTACGTCATCCAATAATGCTGCGACAATACAAGTTACAGTAGAAGATGATGAAATTGCATGTATATCAGCCACTGTTGTGTTTGGCAAGTTTCCAAACCAAGAGTGCCCTGCAGCTATTTTAATAGCGTCAGTTGCAGAAGTAGAAGCAGTGCCTGCATCTAAAACAATGTAAACATCATTAGAAGAATCAGTGTTTTTTATAAAAATAAAATTTACTTTATCTCCTGTTGCCACAGCTGTTGGTGCTGTGTCATCATCAACTGCAGTGTAATCTGTAAAATAACCTGCAATTAAATCTGTGCTTGCATTAGATACACTTGTTAATTTGTAATACCATTTATCATTTGCATCTGCTGGTGTTATTGTCACACTACCCGCAATA